TGTATACAAAAGAAGTTTTTGACACTATTTTACAAAGAGCAAAAAATGATCCTGATGCAATGAAACATTTATTAGAACTGTCAAAAGCAACACCTGAACAAGTACAGGCTTTTAGAAAAGCGGGTAATAAAGAGGGAGTGGTTGTTAATGTAGAAACTCTTGTAAAAGATTTAGATCCAAAAAGTCCAACATATAATCAAACTATTAAAAAAGTTTTACCTATTACGAGTGTTGCACCTAATGCGGGTCAATTAAGAGTTGTAAGAAGACTCTTAGGTGATGCACTTAATGATTCAATCGTAGGTCTTCCTGTTGGTGTAACACCTAACCAATACTTAAATGTTACTTCCGCAAGTCCTGATTTAATTCAAAAGCAGGGTTTGAAAAAAGCAGCACCAGAAATGTTAGAATTTGGTCAAGTAGAATTTAGTCCACAAGCATTTGCTAAGAAGCTAGGTTTAGATACTGAAGATGGTATTGAAGTTCTTACTGAAGCATTAGAGGGCACAGGCGTAACAGTTAATGGTATAAAAGACTTTTTATCTGCAGCAGATGCGGCAGGTGCTTTCATTGTTAATGATCCTTCAACCTTCGTTACTAGAAGGATTACCTTGAGTGGTTTCAAAGGAATCATGTTAGGTTCTGCCATGGGTGCAGGCGCAGGTGGATTTGTGGCTATGAATCCTATTATGACAGCATTAATGTTAAAGTATGGTTCAAAACTATTAACAAACCCTAAAGCTTTAAAAGCCTTTACTGAAGTGTATACCGATGCTGTTAAGTTTCCTACGAAAGATCCTCTTACAAAGTCAAGAAGAAATGACCTCATACAATGGGCAAATGAATTTTTACCGACTGATGAAGATTTAGAAGAACAAGACTTTATGAAAGAAATTGATCAATCTATTATTAGTTTAATACAAAATCCTCAAGGTAAATTAGAACAGAATGCAGCTAGAGATAAACAAATTGAATTGATGACTAAAACCCCACAAGGACGTGACTTAGAAACTTTACGTGAGATTGACAGAAGAGTTACACCTGATACTCAGGAACAACGTTTTTATGATACTACTTTTCAACCTGACGTTTCACTACAGCCAAATATTCCAGGAGCACAACTTGCACCACAAACTCGAAGTGATTTAGCTTTTGGAACTTTAGATGATGCCTTAGAAAGTCAAATGATGAAAAAAGGAATAGGAACACTATGATCGCTTTAGATGCTGTAACACCGTTAAGTCAAATACCAACAAAGCCATTAAAAATGCGTAATGGTGGTGATCCGATAAAAAAACTTGCTGAAGGTCCACCAGAAAATATAGACATGCTACCAAGGTTCGAGGGCTTTGAACCAGGACCTAATCAGTTTTCATTACCAGAAGAAGAAACAGTGATTCCTAGTGAGCCTAATGTTCAACCACGGATCATGGACCAACAAGGTGGTTTTTTTCCAAGACCTGAAATAAAAGGACCTATTCCTAGTGAACCTGATATTATAAGCACACCTTACATGGACAGAGCAACAGAAGGCACAACCATGCGTGAAAGATTTATGTATGGTCCTGTGATTAATCCTAGAGAAGTTTACCCAAGAGATCCCGATCCAGGGATCATGGGAATTCCACCAAACCCTAATATGCCACAAGGTATGGGTGGCGTTCCTAACTTATTGCAAGCAAATATGTTGAAACCTGCTGGAATTTTAGATATAAAGAAAGTCTATGATATATAGACTAAAATATTGGTTTACAAATTTATTTAAGAAAGGAGATCCCGATGAACATCAAAAGCATTGGGGGATAGGATCATGATTGATTTAACAGATGACTTGAAAGCACGAGTGCGTTTGCACGAAGGGGTGCGCACAGTAATGTATTTAGACACATTAGGAAAAGCCACGATCGGTATAGGCCACCTTATTCAGCCTCACGAACGGACACGATACGCTGAAGGCGTAGAAATATCCATGGAAGAAGTCGAAGAACTATTTGATATAGACTTGAATAGAGCTGCTGCGGGGGCTGATTTATTGATAGATGAGTGTGTTGGACACGATTTACCTGACAATGTATCTGAAGTTATACTAGAAATGGTATTTCAATTAGGCACGAACGGTGTTCGCAAGTTCAAAAATATGTGGAAAGCCATGCGTGAAAAACGTTGGAAAGACGCCGCTACTGAGATGAAGGACTCGAAGTGGCGTGAACAGACAACAAAAAGATGTGAGAGTCTTGCAGAAATAGTTGCAAAAACGAACGTATAAGAGTAGGATTCAAGCATGGGTAAATACACTTACAAACATTTAGGACATAAACTCTTCTCAACTCCTGGCGTAATTGATGAATCTAAAATAGTAGAAATTAAGTTAGATCCAGTAAAAGTAACTGCAAAAGCCATGGATAGAGCTAGAAGAGCTAGAGAAGCTAAAAAGAAATAATAGGAGGCTCTATGAAAAAGAATCTAAAACCAGTTGATAAAAAGAAAAATCCTGGACTATCAAAACTACCGAAAAAAGTTCGTAACAAAATGGGTTACATGAAAAATGGTGGTGAAGCAAAAGTACGTGGAATGGGTGCTGCTACACAAGGCGGTAAATTTCAAGGTGTCTTTTAATGCCGAACGATAGAGAAGAAGATTTACTAGAACGTATCCGAGAACTTCGTGGCTCAATGACCGAGGACAACGAAACAGAAGTCATGGCTGAAATTGAACAGCTTGAAGACGAACTCACAGGTGATTAATGGCCGGTCTTGGTATTGCACTTAGAGGGTTTGGTAAAGCTCTGAGAAGAACTTTCGGTAATCCGAAAAAAACACCACAATATAAAGATGAAACAACTGGTAAGATGTTAAGAAAATTACCTGAAGGAAACTACAGAGGTGCTGGTGGTAGAAAATTTAAAGTAGATAAAAAAGGCAAAATTAAGTAATCCAACTTTTCAATTCATCACCCATCACTTGACTGGCTATGTCGACTTTGTTCTTCAAAGCAGTTAATATTTTTTCATCAACCGTTCCCTGACAAACAAAATCAACATAAGTAACCTTAATTCTTCTGACCAATTCTGTGAGCACGATCCTCGCTTTGTAATCTTATCTCAAGATCATAATTGTTTGAAAAGTACACAACAGTGTGAGAGGCAGTAAGAGTGATTCCATATCCACCAGTCTTAGGGTTCGCAACAAGGTACGTAAGATCATGTCCTTTGTCCTGAAAATTTTTAACAAGATCCATGCGTACTTGATTTTCTGTATCACCATAAAAAGCTGCAGTCGAAGTATCACCGTATTTCTCCTTTAGTTTTTGAGTTATTGTTTCAATATTATGTCTATAGTTTGCCCAGATAATTACTTTGCCATCGACTTCCTCTAGGACATTTAATAGTTCATCATATCGTTTGTTAGGCACGTCATGGATTTCACCATTATCATTAATAGTGAATCCACAACATACCTGGTGCAACTTAACAATCTGTGAGAGCCGGTTCACAGATGTCGTTGTTTTGTCATTGAAAATAAACATTGCGTTTCTTCTCAATGATTCATAAGCTACAAGTTGTTTCTCACTCATAGGTATGAACCTTTTCATATATATTTTCTCAGGCAGGTCCGTGCATTCTTCTTTCTTGACACGGAAAGCATGAGTATAAATCTTTTCTTCTAACTCCTCTAAACGTTGATAGCCTGTTATCATCGGAAAGTGACGACCACCTGATGTAGGTCTATTAATAACCTTTGCGTAACGAGCACGAAAAGCATAGTAATTAGTTTGACCTAGTATCTTAGGGTCAAGAAAAGCAAACTGTGTATAAATATCTAGAGGTGATTTAGTAATAGGTGTACCTGTTAAAATTCTTTTGTAACTTAAATCTTTTGTCAACTTAATTAAGTTTTTTGTACGTTTAGCATTGTGTGTTTTGATAGTTGTACTTTCATCAACAATCATCATTGTTTTCTTTTTATCTTGTACACTGAGATATTTTTCTAAAAACTTTACACCCTTCGGTGATGAGATAGCTTCAATGTTCATCAAAAAAATATTTAAAGGAATGTGATCTTGTCTTTCTAAAAGTATTGTTAATTTAGATTTTGTATCGGGATCTTTTAAACTAGGGTCCCAGCTTGTCACGACATATTTTGTTTTTTCAAAGTTTACAAATTCAATAATTTCTTTTCTCCAGTTACGATACACGGACTTCGGTGCAAAGATTACACAGTTATCCACACCTTTTTCATGATGAAGAATTAATAAATCAATAATTGCTGTAATAGTTTTACCTGTTCCCATCTCCATGAGATAAGCAAAATTGTTGATATTCCTATCATGACAGATTCTCACTGCTTTAAATTGATGAAGAAAAGGTTCCTTCAAATAAAAGTTAGCCATATACAAAATAATATATTGCATTTTATTAGGATTTCAAGTATAACATTTGTAACGAACAATTAAGTGTTTAGCTGACACTTATAGCTTGTGGCGGAACAACGTTTTTAACAGAGGCGTAACGCACAGGGGTGATAGAGTAGGGCTAACTAGCTGAGGCTATCATGAGTAGGTACGAGTAGGGTAGAGCAATGTTTATCTGTATCCCGAAAGTTGGAGGTGAAACAACTAGGCCTCCCAAGCTGTTCTAACAAAGGAGGTAATGTATGGCTGACGTGATTGACTTTGATGATCTGAAACAAGATGCAGGTGATTTAAAGAAACTTCAAGATGATGATCTAACAGGATTATCCAAACTTATTCAACGACAATTAGATTTAGACTCTGAAATAGAAAATATGGAAGAGACAATGAAAGAATTACGAAGAGAAAGAGATATTCTTTCTGGTGAAACAATTCCAACAAAAATGCAAGAATTAGGTATTAATGAAACAACCATGAAAGATGGCAGTAAAGTGACTGTTAAAGAAGGTTTTCATTGTAGAATACCTAAAGCTAAAGAAGATGAGGCATTAGATTATTTAAGAAATAATGATCTTGGTGATATAATAAAGAATCAAGTTTCAACAAGTTTCGGAACGGGTGAAGACAATATGGCTGGAGATTTAGCTGGATATATAGAACAGAACTTCGGTATCACCCCTAACGTGAAAAAATCAGTGCACCCCTCGACACTGAAGGCGACTCTTAAAAAGCGCCACGAAGAGGGATTAACGGACCCTGATGATCTCTTTGGGATCTTCATACGTCCAGAAACTAAAATAACAAAAGGAAAAAAATAATGAATGAACAAACGAAAAAACAGGAAGTAGCAACAAAGAAAGCTTCTGCCGTTGCAGCCCCTACCATTGATCTTGGTATGGTCGCACAAGACCAAGGTTTAGGTTTAGCCGTTGTTGATATGAACACGACTGCTATACCTTTCTTGAAAATACTTAGCTCTATGTCTCCGCAGACAAAAAAACAAAAGAGTGAGTATGTTGATGGTGCAGAAGAAGGTATGGTTTTCAATACTGTCACAGAAGAACTCTATGATGGTACTGAAGGTGTCACGGTTATACCATGTCACTTCGAGCCTGTTGCATTAGAATGGTCCGATAGAGGAACTGGTTCCTCTGCTCCCATCGTTCACCCTGTGGATACTCCTCTTTGGGATAAAACAAAAAAGGACGCTGAGGGTAAATCTAGGCTTCCAGAGGGTACATATTTAGAAAGAACTCACAATCACTACTGCCTCCTTACAAACAGTGAAGGACTTACATCACAAGTTCTCCTATCCATGAAAGTGAGTGGACTATCTAAATCAAGAAAATGGAACAGTCTCGTGATGTCGGCTAAGGTGAAGAATGGTGATCAAATCATCAATCCTCCTAGTTGGTATTACTCCTATGTGCTTACAACTAAGCCTCAGTCAAATGACAAAGGTGACTGGTATAGCTGGGACATTAGAAGAGGTGAAGTCGTTTCGGCTAGTCAATACGAAGAAGGTAAACGATTTCATAACGCCGTGAAGAAGGGATCTGTTGAGGTCAACTACGAACAGGCGAGCGAAAGTTCTGGAAACGATAAACCAGACACCGACAATCCTTTTTAAGGGCTAGGGGGCTTCGGCCCCCTTTCACATATGGAAGCGTATCAAAAATTAAAACAGATCTTCAATGGTCTAAGCCGAGCCCATGGCGTATTTTATCGTGGTGAAACTAAAGAAAGCGGTAAAGTCGGTGGTAAGGCATATATTCTTAAAGAAGAAGTTACTGACAAACATTGGAGAGACCATGTCGAAGGAAATGATCCAAGCCTTGGAATTATTCCGATACGTGATGATAATACATGTTCTTGGTCTTGTATTGATGTTGACGATTACTCAATTGATGTACGCAAGACAATTGCTAAATATACAAAATTAAATCTACCTATTATACCTTGCCGATCCAAATCGGGAGGATTTCATCTTTTCATATTTTTTACAGAACCTGTACCTGCAAAAGATGCTATTAAAAAATTAACAGAGATAGCTTCTGTGTTAGGATTTGCTGACTGCGAGGTGTTCCCAAAGCAAGAAACGCTCAATGCAGAACGTGGAGACACAGGAAACTTTCTCAACTTACCCTATTTTAAGGGAGACATGAGCGGAAGATACGCCATGGACCAAAATGGTGAGTCATTAACCATGGAAGAGTTCTTCGATTTGGTTTCTCAGAAGGCAATCACACACGACCAACTTAAAAACCTATCTGTACGCCCTTTAAAACAGAAAAAAGCCTCTTTTGATGGCCCTCCATGCATAGAAATCATGCAAAACATGGGTATTTTCGAAGGATCGAGGGATGATGTGGTATTTCACTACTGTGTCTATGCAAAGAAGAAGTATGGACCTGGTGAGTGGCAAAACAAAGTCATGGAATTTAACACAACGTACTGCAAACCACCGATGGGTTACGATCAAGTTAAGCTTAAGATAGATCAACACGAGAAAAAAGAGTATGGCTACAAGTGTAAGGACGTACCGATGCGTTCACATTGTGACAGCACGAAGTGTCGTGTAAGAAAATATGGTATTGGCAGAGATGATGTGGCAATGGACATTGCTAATCTCACAAAGTTAGAGTCCGATGAATCTGTATGGCATTTAGATGTAGACGGCTCACGGATCACGGTCACAACAGATGAACTAATGGACCAACGACTATTTAGAAAGAAAGTATTAGAGACACATACAAGTCTACCTGTAGAGATGTCTAAAAGAGATTATGAGGCACGTATCAGAGAACTACTAGAAACTTGTGAGATTATTAAGATGCCTAAAGAAGTTACGAGAGAGGGACGTTTCTATTCACATATAGAAGATTTTATATACAATCAAGCTATTGCAGATGATATTGAAGATGTACTAAATCACAGTGTATGGAAAAGTGATAATAAGATTTATTTTCAATTATCAAGTCTTGAGAGATATATGCGTAAAATTCAATTTAAAGAGTTTTCAACAACACAAATGGGTTCTTTGATTAGAGATAGAGGTGGTGATTCTAAACAATTTAGAATTAATAAAAATACAGTGAAGAATTTATTCTTTATACCTGACCCTAAACCACAAGATGAGTCTAAGTTAAATGTACCTAAAGTAAAAGATGATGTCCCATTCTAAAATAAAAAAGATCTACGGACCACCAGGCACAGGCAAAACAACATTCTTACTTAACATTGTAGAACAAGAGTTAGAAAAGAA